AAGACCGTGAAACGTAGATTTCTTGTTATTTAATACTTCGTTTGCTTTTCCGGTTTTACTACACTTATCAAAAATAGTATATGTTATTGCATCTAATAAAGATGATTTACCAGATGTATTTGCTGCGAATAATCCGCATACATCTTGCATGTTTTCAAAATTGATAACATTGCCTTCGCCATATGAAAACATGTTATCAAATTCAAACTCTATAGGATGCCAAGTCATATGTCGCACAGATTCTACTGCCGGTAGTTTCGAGTTAATTGTTCGATTAATATGTCGAATTGCATCAGTTTCTTCAGGAGTTGCTTGCGGATAATTAACTGCAATAAAATCAGTAATTAAAGTGTTTTGATATTCAACATCTCGTACATTGCCAATTGTAAACGATGCAGAAGCTTCAGAATTAATTGAAGTAGAGTTTCTTTGAATTGTAATATCCTGCACATCATATTTTTTTCGAATAGCAGCAATCATTTTTTTCATATCAGCTGCACTAGTGTCGGAAAATTTAATACGAACTCGGGGCTTATTCGGAATACGTGATGGAGCTTTAACAATTGTAGTTCCTTCTACCTCCAAAGTAACGTACCCGTAATCATTATGAATTTCTACAAACTTTGCTTCTCGAGACGGTAAATCCCATACAAGAATCCCATGGTCTAATGCTTCGCCATGATTTTGTTGAATCAATGAGCCTGGATATGCAACAGTTTTTTCATCATTTAAAAATTGAGCTGGTTTGTGAATATCACCTAACAATGTAATGTCATGTCCTTCAAATAAATCAACTCCTACATGCTCATTAGATATTTGATATCCGATATCTGTTTTTGCACTATTCACAGCTCCATGATGTAATGCAATTTTATATTCAGCATCAAATTGATTTGCACGAATATATTCAGTTGGCGCCACATCTACTGCCATATGATTAAATACTACGCCTCCGATTTCAAACAATCCATTTTCTTTGATGAAAACAATGTTTGGATTTTTAATTACATTGAGAATCGGACTTATTGCATCCGTGCGATGCATATTGTTTAAGTTCATATCATGATTACCAAGTATCACTACAGTTGGTATTGTGAATCCATCAAAGAACTCAACAAGCATATCAATTAATTCTGGTGACATATCTAATTTACTGTGCACAATATCACCAGTAACTACAGCAATGCTATGTGGTGTTGAATGACGTGCAATATAATCAAACATGTTTCGAAATACTTCACGATATTCTCGATGTCGTTTTAGTGTGCGAATATGTACATCTGAAATATGAAATATTTGTTTAATAGTTGTTTGGCCAGTTTCAATATGTTTTATGTCCATATCATTCCCATTTTAAGTTGCATCAGGCGTTCAAATGTAAGAACATCTGTATCTGCTAATATTTTATTGATTTGTTTGAATCCTAATTCGGATGCATCGGCATCTTGTAATTCTACGAAATATACATTTAATCCTTCTGCCATAAATCTTTCTGCAATCTGTACTGCATTTTTTAATGCATCTGCGTCTAAGCAAAGATAAACGTTTCGTACGCGTTCTTCAATGATTTTCTTTTGTAGTGCTGGTTGTATTACTTTACCAAATAATGGAATTGCATTTCGTTTAACTGCAATTGCATCAAATGCACCCTCACATAATATTATTGGTTCAGCCCAATTTATGAATAATTCAAATCCGATAATGTCTTTAGATACTTTTGGATTTTTATGTTTTTGTGAATCTGCTTTATAAAACGCTCTGCTTACAAAGTAATTTAATTGACCTATAGCATCATAACTAGGTATAATTATTTTGCCAGCATATTTTCCGGACTCGCAATATCCAATTCTATATTTAATAATATCAAAAATCGTAATGCCGCGATTTGTAAGATAATGAATTGCATTCTTAAAATCTGGCGTTGATTTTTTTAACCATAATGGTTTGTATTCTGCAGGTAGTTGAACTGCTGCTACTTTTTTTTCTGTTGCAACAGACGTACGATATTTTGTAGATTCAATTATTTTATTTAGTTGTTCAAACTTTTCTTTTGATAGATTTAATTGTTTAAATAACGAAGATATAGTACGACCTTTTTTTTCAGAAATCCAACAATGCCAAACGTTTTCTCCGTCAGACGATGTATTAATATTGATTTCTAATTTTGGTTTATAATGTGAAATAAATGGAGAGAAAAATGCTATGTTATCACCGGAAGTTGATTTACCTTTACCTAGTACTGATTCCAATAATTGTAATAACTTAATATTCTTCATTATTAATAATATAATTAAATTACTATATTAATCCAATTAATTATTAATTAATATTAATTATTAATATAATATTAGTTAGACACATACATTACATTTCTGGTCTAACGATCGATTCAATACTGAATCAATCATTTAATTAATATAACATTAATTTCATTGAATGTATTAAAAATATTTCACATTTCAAATCTTTATGCAAAAAATTTAGTAACTTTTATCGGTTCTTCACCGGTTTTTAAACATTCTAATAACCATTCTGCTGGAATTTCTTTTTTTGCAACATGTTTAATACCTAATTTTACGGCATAACTTTCGTACGTAGTTTTACTACCTTTAGAAATTTTTTGTGTAGGAGATTGAAAAACTATACGAATATCTATTCCCGGATTTGATATTAAAACATGTTTCATTTTTAATCTGTCAGCACTAGTCCATCGTCCTTTAGTTTCTATATACATTAATTCGCCGTTCTTTTTAGTAAAAATAAAATCCGGGGTATATTTTGCTTTGCGTTCTGGTACTATATAATTTAATGTTTCAGTTTCATAATTCAAAGTATATTCAGTAGCTTTTATTTGTTCAGCAACTGTATGCTCTAATCCTGATTTATAACCGTACTTTAACGCTGCAGCTCGTTTCGAGTTACCAGCGCTGTGATAATGATTTCGTTTCATTTATAAATGTTGTTTTAATAAAACCTTGTTTTATATTGCGGAGCAATTACTCCATACATTTCATTTGTATAAAATCCCATAATTATTTTATGCATTTCTTCTGCAGGCATTTGATAATTAAATTCAGATGTAGTATTATCTCTATTAAATATAATAACCGGATCTAGATCCGTACGTAATGATGCCATTTCATCTGATGATATGTCTAATCCTTTTCCTATTTTAGATTGAGGATAGAATATTGAATTTAAATTTTTTAGAGATCGATCTTTAGGTAGTGCTAATATCGATTGCAGTGTAATTCCAAATTTACCATTTCTAGTTAAAACATAATCATATTGTTTTTGATGTTTTAACGCTAAATTATAAGGAGGGGATCCTGGAGTTGTTAATCGTAAAACCCAATCAATATATTTACAATTAGATTTCATAACAGCATCATTTTCGCGTATGATGTATTCCATGATCAGTTTTATCATTTTATCTTCATCATAGTTAGTTGCTAATGTTTCAATACCAAAGTTACGTAAAAATGCAATTGCATTAGGTGTAAATTTATTAAATATACCTCGTATACTAACTAATTGACTACGTAAACTAGTATCACCTGATTTTGCTTTGCGTTCCGCATCTTGTTTTGCCTTTAAAGCTGCGGCATCTTTGGCTCGTTTTGCTGCATCTGCATCTCCTCCGGATTTAGGCGGTGTAGTTACTTTACCGGTACTAGTAGATTTACTGTTTGTTGCTTGTTGTATTGCAGCATCAGCCCCAGCCCATGGATCTTCTTGTTCGTTAATTTTATACATATAGTTATTTCAATTTAGTTCGTAATAAATCTATAAAATCTGATGTTACTATATCTGGATTTAAATCTTTATATTTCAAATGATTTTTTATAACAGATATTATTTGTTGTGTACCACCTAGTTTTTTCAACACCGGCATACCATCCCAAAAATCACCACGATTTTCTTTTGTATTTAATGCATTTTTAACATTGTTATACCAAGCTTTATTTTCAACGCTTCCAATAGATTCTGCAAATCTTAACATTAAAACTTGCACTTTATAAAATTCATTATCATCTTTTAATCCCACTTTAAATCCACCATCCGGAACAATAATAGAATTCAAAATTTCATTTGATATTTTATCAGGTGTTAAATCTAAAACTGGAACGCCTTGATTAGTTGTAGTTGTCGATGTTTCCGGTTGTTTCTGTCTACCACCTATCGATAAAAGTTCAGGTTTGTCTGCAGGATCTCCAATTTTAACTTGCCATTCATTTTCTACAATTGAATTTAAATCAAAAACTAAACCACCCGTTTTAAATGTTTTTATCCATCCTTTTGTAGATGACGAGATCTGCATTCGTTTCAATTTACTTATTAATGAAGCGTTTACATACGTGCATATAACTGAATATGTAGCTCTACGTCGTTCATCTTTAGTCGAAGATTGTTTACTTTGATCAGTACTTAAAAACCAATACCATCCAGTACCCTTTGCTTTAGCCCAAACCCCCCCTATACTAGTATCTAGATAATTTAATACATCTTGTTGTAATTGAGATTCATCATATTTAGATGTATCGGAAATTTCACCTGTTGGCGTAACTTCGCCTTTTCGATTAATAACTACTCGTAATCCATAAATTCTATCCATACTATCTACTTCATTAGGATTTATACCTAATTTAGGACAAACATTGGATTTAATAAACTGCACTCCTTTTTGGTCGAGACGTTCAGCCTGTTTTACTAGTTTAGGACGTGCTTGTTCATTAATGAATTTTCTAATAATATCTTCTAAATGTTTACTCATCATTATCCAATTTTATATAAATATAGTTTTACCAATCAACTAGAACCATTTTTCCGTCCCACATCATCAAGTTATCTGATCGGAAATCTAAATCTAAGTCAAATTCAGGTATATTTAGTTTTTTAACGTCTTGTTGCAATGCAGTTAAAAAATTATTAACAATGGGGTCAATTATATTATTTTCTGCAATAAAATCGAATATTGAAACTTCACCCCCTTCATTTCTAGCAAACAAAGCATAATCCTGCATAAATAAGTCAATAGCTTTTTTAATACGTATAGGTAATTCTGATGCATTTGCCATGATATACATGTTTTTCCCATCCACATAGTATACCGGTATAAAACATGTAAATTCAGTATATCTATCAACAATTATATTTGCTACTTCATATTCATCACGTTCATTAGTGATCTTAAATACTTTATCTTCACCATCAATTTCATATACACGGCCATTATCTCCCTGGCCTAACAATTTAAATTGTTTTTGCTGTATTTTATCTAAGCAACGTTGTATGGTTGAATTAGTCATTTCAAATAATAAATGTTTCAGTCGTATCATGTTTAAGCTTTCAATGAAATATTTTTATCTAAATCAATTCGAATTAAAAAATTCATATCAACATCATTACGTTTTCGTATTGGTTGAGCTAACTTTCCAATTGCTAATAGTCGACCAAAATCATCATATAATCCTATAGTAGTTATATATGGAGCAAAATCACTACCTGACACAAAATTATAATAAGTATTATCATCATCTTGTGTTAATGTTAAATTCGTTGACATATTAAAATCGCCAGAATCTAACTTTGTAATTACACTCAATTCATGTATTGTAACCGTACTTTTATAACTTGCTGTATATGGTGATGTTAATATATTATTATAACGATAATCCGGAGATGATACTACAATTAGACCTTGTTTATCAAAAACATTTCCTACATTTTGTGTTTGTAAAAAAGTACCACCTTCATTACGGTTATATAAAGAACTTATATTGCTAGTTGAGAGTGACTTATTAAAGATTCTAACTTCATCTAAAACACCTTGTAGATTTAAACTTTGGGTATTAAAACCACCAATAAATACATCATCTTTATTATCGATGCGTCCGGAAGCAGTAAATGGTGAAAATGTTTTTATTAATAACGGATCAGTTATAGATGATTCTAACGTATTATTAATATATAATTGTAAACTACTGCCAGTCTTTTGACAAACAACATGGTTCCATGAACTTGAAACAGCCAT